GAAAGCGAAGCAGAGACACCAATCGAAACTAAAGAAAGCGAGGCTCCTGTGGAAGATTTAGCAACAGCGCCACAAGAAGCAAAGGCAGAGGCTGCTACTCCTACAGTAGAAGCCGCACGCCCAATAATTACAGCACCACTTATTCAGACATCAATTCGCACACCTATTACATCTATGGCTGCTTATACAGAGCACAAGATTAAGGCTGCACTTGGTAACGAAGATTCAAAGTTATACGTAACAGCTGCGGATGATTCATTCTCAACCAACCCAGCATTTAATCCAACACAATACCTAAGCGAGTTTGTAACTAACACACGCTTTGGTACACCAGCAATCGATGCTTGCTCACAAGGCACACTACCAACATCAGGTATGTCTATTTCAGTACCTTCATTGGTTACAAGCGTTGGTGGCGGATCAGGTGTTGCACCAGAAGTAACTGTAGAAGCAGAAGCTGGCGCAGTACAAAACACAGGTATGGAAACACAATACCTAACTGGCACAGTATCTAAGTACGCTGGTATGAACACACTCTCTGTAGAATTACTAGAGCGTTCAGATCCAAACTTCTATGCAGAGCTTACAAAGCAACTTGAGTACGCATACTTGAAGCGCTTAGATCAGACTGTATTAGCAGCTTTGATCCAAGCAAGTGCTAATGGTACAAATACAACTGCAGACCTTGATGGTATTGTTGCATTCGCAACAGAAGGCGCACGCACTATCTACACAAATACAGGTTACTTTGCGCAGAATTACATCGCTAACCCAGCACAGTGGGGTGCGTTAATTGGTGCACAAGATACAACAAAGCGCCCAGTATTTAATGCGTTACAACCAATGAACGCAGCTGGACAAGTTACACCATCATCTATCCGTGGCAACGTGCTAGGACTTGATCTATACGTAGACAAGAACTTCACAGCTACAACATTTGATGATGACTCAGCAATTATCCTTGCACCAGAAGCATTCACTGTATATCGTTCCGCCCAAAATTTCATGAGCGTGAATGTTGTTTCGAATTTACAGGTTCAGGTTGCTATCTACGGATATATGGCAACAATCGCCAAGATGCCTAACGGAATCTTGAAGTACAAGAAGACCTGATAAGACCCGTTAATCAATAAGTAATCCCCTAGGGTTTAGTAGCCCTAGCCCTGGGGGAGTTTTTAAGAGAGGAATACAATGCCAGCCGTCTACGTGACTACAGCTGAATTACGCTCGAATCTTGGAATTGGCACTTTGTATACCGATGCAACAGTAGAAGAAGTTTGCCAAACTGCAGAAGATTTAATTAACCAATATCTATGGTTTAACACTGCCCCAGTAGTAGCAACATCATTACAAGATAACGTGGCAACACTTATGCTTGCTAATCCAAACGCATTCGCAGCTGGACAAATTGTTACAGTATCTGCGTGCGGTAGCCCATTCAATGGCACAGTTTCAATTACAGGCACAATACCGCCAACAACAGGTACTACCAGCCTGATACCAGTATTTATGTATAACTACGGACAAGTTAATTACCCTAATGGTTATTCTTTTATTCAGTATGCGAAAAGTGGTAACGACCAAACATTTCACAAAGTAGTACCTTATGGATTAGTTACTGGTTCAGATCACAAAACCCAATCTTATGCGACAACCCCAGCAATACGTGAAGCAGCGATGATCGTTGCTGTAGACATCTGGCAAGCAAGACAAGTTAGCCAGACAGGTGGGGTCGGTATGGATGGGATCAGTGCCAGCCCCTATCGGATGGGTTATCAGCTGATTAACCGAGTGCGTGGTCTCATCCAGCCGTATTCAAGTCCAGCATCACTGGTGGGCTAATGGCAGCGATCTCCACCTTACGTGGCACACTAGCAACAGCCTTAACAAATAATGGCGTATGGTCAACCTTTGCATTCCCACCTGCAACCTTGCTTGCTAATAGCGTTGTAGTAACCCCTAGCGATCCTTACATCGTGCCAAGCAATAACAGCCAGACAGCCATTGCACCCCTGGCTAATTTTAAGATTTTAGTAACCACGCCTGCATTTGACAATCAAGGCAACCTATTAGGCATAGAGAATTTTATTGTGGCAGTAGTAACTAAACTAGCGGCATCGACCCTGGTTTACAATATATCAAGTGTCTCCGCTCCAGCTATAACCAATGCAGCTAGTGGAGATTTATTAACATCAGAAATAACTGTATCAATCCTAACGAGCTGGAGTTAAAATGAGCACACACGAAGAAGACTTAGCCTTCTTGAAAAAGACAGGCCAAATTAAAGACGCACCAAAACCAACTGCACAAACTAAGAAAGACGAGGAATAACAATGGCAATCTATTTAAATAATAACGTTGGTGTTAAGTTGGCTACCGCTGCTGCACCTACTACACCTTCAATTGATATCAGCGCATTCGTTACAAACGCTGTAATTAACCAAATTGTAGATGAACTAGAAGTAACTGCTATGGGTGATACAGCACATAAATTTGTTGCTGGTCTACAATCAGGCACATTTACTGTTGACTTTTTAAATGAGTGGGCATCAGCCCAGGTAATGCAGACACTGAACGCAGCCTTTGGACAAACTTTGGCAGTATCAGTAATCACTGTAAAGGGCACTACTGTGTCAGCTGCTAACCCAACATACCAATTCTCAATCTTGGTAAATAACCTAACTCCAATCGGTCAAGGCGGCGTGGCTGAAATTGCAACATCAAGCCTAACCTTTACAGTAAACTCCGCAATAACAGTGTCACCAACGGTGGCATTCTAACTAAGGAGTAACAATGGCAAAGCTAAAGATAACAAGGGCTAATGGTGAAATATCAGAGCACAAGATAACACCAGGTGTCGAGTACGCTTTCGAGTTAAAACGAGGTATGGGAATTAGCAAGGCCTTGCGTGAAGATGAAAAGCAATCAGATATATTCTGGTTAGCTTGGGAATGTTTACGCAGGGCTGGCGCTCAGGTATCTCTATCGTTTGATGAGTTTATAGACAGCTTAGATACTGTCGAGGTGTTAGACGAAGAAAAAAAATAACTGAGCGGTCTTCAATCCTTTACAGCATCGCACAGCTGAGCGTAGAGACTGGGATACCGCCTAGAGAGTTTATTGATATGGATAGCGAAATGTATGCAGCAATGATACAAGTGCTAACCGATAGAGCTAAGGAGATTCGAAATGCCAGTAGAGGTCGTAGGCGTTAAGGATGTCCTAAAGGGCTTGAGTTTTATCGATATGGATATGCGCAGACGTGTTGTCGCAGCTGTAGATCCGTTAATGCGTGGCGTGGCTAGCAAAGCTAAAGGGTTTGTCCCAGGTAATAGCGATGTGTTATCTGGTTGGACAAAGGCAGGCACAGGCACAGGTAAATTTCCTAAGTATGATTCTGCAATAGCCAGAGCAGGTATTGGCTATAACTCTGGACAAAATAAAACATTTTCTAATGGCTTTAAGGTTTACAATTTTGTTTACAATGCTAGTCGCCCTGGCGCAATTTATGAGGTAGCAGGTCGCTTAAACCCACAGGGTAGAGCACCATTTCAAATGACACCATCTAAAGGCGCAAGCGGTACATATACGTTAAAGTCACCTAAGAGCAAAGCATTTAGAGAGTTCAATTCAAGTAACCCATTTGCTAGCCAGCAATTTATAGCTGCATTACCAAAGGTAACTTCACAGCCTAAACTTGAAGGTGTAAGAGGTGGCAATAGAAAGACTAAAGGCCGTTTGGTTTACAAGGCCTGGGCAGAAGATAGTCCTAGAATTTACCAGGCAATTAAAGATGCTATCAATGCTACTGCTACACACTTTAACAAAACTACACAGCAAAGGGTTGCATAATGGCCAATATAGTCGTCTCCGCCTTAGCCACCTTTAATGGCAAGGCACTTAAAAAAGGCAAGAAAGAAATATCTGTATTTGATCAACAAGTAAAAAAGCTGGGTAAAACCTTTGCTAGCGTCTTTGCAGCACAAAGATTATTACAATTTAGCAAGAAGGCTGTTGCTGCATTTATGGCCGATGAGAAGGCTGCCAAATCTTTAGAAGTTCAATTAAGAAATACAGGATTTCAATTTAGTGCGCCAGGCGTTGAAAACTACATAGGCAACCTACAAAGATTAACAGGTGTACTAGATGATGAGTTACGCCCAGCATTCCAGCAATTACTTACAGCTACAGGGTCTATTACTAAGAGCCAAGATGCTTTACAAACAGCGCTAAACATAAGCGCAGCCACAGGCAAGTCTCTTACTGAGGTCAGCGCAGCCTTAACACGTGGCTTTAGTGGTAACACCACAGGCCTTAGCAGGTTAGGTGCAGGCATAAGCAAGGCCACGCTAAAGACTGGCGATATGGACAAGATTATGGGCGAACTTAATAAAAAGTTTGCAGGCCAGGCAGCAGCCAGATTAGATACTTATGCAGGCAAGATGGGTCTGCTCACAGTCGCAGCCGAAGATGCTAGAGAAACTATTGGCAAAGGCTTACTAGATGCGCTGTCATTATTAGGCAAAGATACCAGCATTAGTAGTGCAACAAATTTAATGGATGATTTTGCAAAGAGCACGGCAGATGCAGTAGTAGGTATTGCTGTCCTAGTTAACGAGTTAAAAAAACTAGGCAACACTAAAGTTGGTGGCGCATTATTTGATGTTAAAAATATCCCAGTATTAGGTGCTTACCTTGCAGGATTTTCAGAGATAGGCGCAGCGCAAAGAGCCCAGACCGCACCATCTAATCGAGAAGGTAGGTCAGCCAGTCGTATCTACCTAGATCAATTACGCAAAGAATCTAAAGCCCTGCAAGCTGCAACTACTCTACGAAAGCAAGAAAACGCACAATTAAAGGCAAAGACTGAGGTTGACAAACTATCGGAAAAGTTTGACGTTGAGCGCATAGGCTTAATGAAGGCATTAAATGAAGCTACAGATGCTGATACTAAATTGCGTATTCAATCTAAGTTAGCCATATTAGATAATAACGAAGTTTTGGCAAGAAAATATAACGCAGAATTATTGGCTAAAGAGGCGGCTGATTTATTGGCTGAGGCTTCACGAAAAGCAGCCGCTATGTTAGATGCTATGCCTAATAAGTTGGATGCTATGTTTACCAACTTAACCGCTTTATTTGTTAAGGGTGGATCAGACCTTGCATCGGCTATGTCATTAGCTGCTTCTTCTGTAAGGTTGTCAGCTGAAGCTGCTGGGTTTGCTGCTGGCACTGGCAGATATGAATACCCACTAAATCCAATTTATGGCCCAAGCACACAGCCGCCTAACTCAGACAATTCAAATATTGACATTACAATAAACACAGGCGCCTTGTTAAGCACTGAGCAAGACTTAGAACGTTATATCCAAGATGCTTTGGGTAATATAACTAAACTTGGTAACGGAGCATTAGTACCTGCTGGATCGATTGCGTTTCAATGACAGTTCCAGTAATCACCGCCACAATAAACTTCTCTACTGGGCCAAGCACTGCTCAGGCTATGCAGTTAGATATTGGCGTCTTAGGCACAAACGTATTAGCAGATGATGTAGCAGTTATTGTCGATGTATCAAATCGTATTAACTTTATTCAAACAGCTGTAGGCCGTAATGCTTTATACGATCAATTTCAGACAGGTCAATTAACACTACGCATAGTAGATCAGAATGGCGACTTTAACCCGACTAACCCGACTGGCCCTTACTTTGGATTATTAACACCTATGAAGAAGGTCAGCATCGCTGCCACCTATAACAGCGTTACCTATCCTCTATTCTCAGGTTTCATTACAAGCTACGTCAACACTCAGCCTAAAGATGCAACAGAGGTTGCTTACACAACCATACAAGCTGTAGATGCTATGCGCCTGGCTTACAACGCCCAGATCTCAACAGTCACAGGTGCTAGTGCTGGTGACCTATCAGGAGCACGTATTAATGAGATATTAGATGAGATCAACTGGCCATTATCACAGCGCCAAATAGATGCAGGTCAAACTACATTACAGAATGATCCAGGCACTCCACGCACTGCTTTAGGTGCTATGCAGACTGTTGCCCTGTCAGAGTATGGCGCAATATATGTAGGCTTTGACGGATCCTTTGTATTTAAGGACAGGCTTACAGCTACACAGACCATAGGCAATACAGCCACAGTCTTTGCAGATGATGGCACAGGTATCCCATACGCTAACGCAGCCTGGAAACTAGATGACACACTTATATTTAACTCTGCCCAGATAAGCAGGCTGTCGGGCACTGTGCAATCTGCCAGCAATCAAGCCAGTATTGACAAGTATTTTATCCATTCATATAATCAACAAGACCTGCTAATGCAGACCGATGCCGTAGCCCTAGATTACGCCAGGGCTTATGTGGCCAGCCGTGCTGAGACCACCATCCGCTGCGATGCCATCGAGCTAGACCTATACACCCCTAACTACGATGCAGGTGTAGTAGCAGCTCTTAACCTAGATTTCTTTGATCCGATCACAGTAATTACTACCCAGCCTGGTGGATCTAAGCTGGAGAAAACACTGCAAATCTTTGGCGTATCAAACATCATTACACCTAACAGCTTTAAAGTGGTGTTTACAACGCTAGAACCTGTCATAGATGGGTTTATAATAGGCAACGTAGATTACGGGGTCTTAGATCAAAACGTTTTATCTTATTAAGGAGATATAATGCCAACTTTTCCAGGCAATACTGGCGACGTAGTTACTTCCGCTATGTGGAATGGGCTACCAGCCTTTACAGTACAGACTGCTAAGACAGCAGATTACACAGTAGGTAGTGGTGATGAGTACCAGCAGTTAATCCCAATGAATAAATCCTCAGCTGCTAACTTTAGTATTCCAACAGATGCAACATATAACTTTCCAATAGGTACAGTTATTACAGTATTAAATCAAGCAGCAAACGCAGTAACTATTAAAGCAGTTACATCTGGCACAACTACAGTATTAAGTGCTGGCACAGTTGCGGCAGAACCAACCCTTGCACAATACAAATCAGCGGCCTGTGTCAAGACAGCTGCTAATGCTTGGTATGTAGTTGGGGCTGTTGCATAATGATAGGCAATTTAGTTTCATCTGTTTTATTTATGCCAGTACCAGCTGTCGTAACTGGCGGCACTCTTTTTACTTCTGGTGGATTTAATTACAGAGTGTTTACTGGTAATGGCACCTTAGGCGTTTCTGGTGGCACACTAACTGCTGACATATTAGTAATTGCTGGTGGTGGCGGTGGAACATCAAATTACGCAGGTGGCGGTGGAGCAGGTGGTTTATGTTTGCAATCTGGTAGATCAATTTCTCCTGGCTCATATTCAATAACTATTGGCGGCGGCGGCGCAGGTGTAAATGACGCTACTGGTAACAATGGTACAGATACAACTTTTGACAATGTTACGGCTATTGGTGGCGGCAAGGGCGGTCATTCAAACAACTCTGCTGCTGGCTCAGGCGGTTCAGGTGGCGGTGGTGGTGGCTATGGTTTTGTAACTGGCGGATCTGCTACACAAGGTAATTCAGGTGGTACAACTGGTTATGGTTTTGCTGGTGGTAATGGTATTTTAAATGATTTTGTATCAGGTGGCGGTGGTGGTGCTGGCGCAGTTGGCACAAATGGTTCTGCTGGACAATCAGGTGCTGGTGGTATTGGTAGAACTGATTCATTACTAAATAACATTGGTGCAGCTACATCTACTGGTGAATTATCTGGTGGTAATTATTATTATGCTGGTGGTGGCGGCGGCGGTGGTCGGGCTGATGTTGGAACAAGTCCTGGTCTTGGCGGTCTTGGTGGTGGTGGAGATGGTAAAACTTCAGGCACAGTTGGAGAAAATGGCAGTGCAAACACAGGTGGTGGAGCAGGATCAACAACTACTGTAGCTGGTGGATCTGGCGGAAGCGGTATATTTATTGTGAGGTATGTATGAGCCACTGGGCAGAAATCGATAAAAATAATAAAGTTTTAAGAGTTTTAGTTGGCGACAATAATGACCCAGCAGGCGATGAGGGTTATTCATGGTTAATAAATAATCTTGGTGGCACTTGGATTAAAACTTCATATAATGGCAATATACGCAAAAACTATGCAGGTATAGGTTATACATACGATGCAACACGTGATGCGTTTATTGCACCTGAGCCTAAAAATGCAACAGGATTTGATGAAGATAAATGCCAATGGATAGTGCCAAAATCTAATGAAACCTAAACTATGTGCAGCTGGTGTGCAGTTAAGAGAGCAAGTTGATACGTGGTTTCCAGATAGGTGTACTAAAAGTCCAGAAGGATGGCTGGGCGATAGTCGCCATTCCGCCAGAAAATCGGATCATAATCCAGACGCAAATGGGTGGGTCAGAGCAGTTGATATTAATTCTAGGTTGGAGTCATCCGATAGCCTCGCACCTTATCTGGCTGACCAGATCAGAATCGCAGGGAAATCAGATAAACGTTTATCATACGTCATCTACAACGGGCGAATATGCTCGAAGATATTAAACTGGAAGTGGCGTAAGTATTCTGGGGTGAATCCCCACAAGCGACATTTACATATCAGCTTTACAAAGTTAGGCGACACAGATGCAAGGCCGTTCGATATACCACTAATAGGGGGCAAAATATGAAGATAAGCAAAAAACAAAAGGCAATACTAAAGTCATACGCACGTGGCGTATTGGTATCATTCTTAACATTCTTGGCAAGTAATGAATTAGGTTTAGATCCAGCGCTGTCTGTAGTAATTGCAGCACTCGCAGGGCCAGCAGCTAGGGCTTTAGATAAATCCGATATTGCCTATGGCATCGGTGCTAATGAAAAATGAGTCCTACCGAATGGGCTGGCTTTGGCGCTGGCGTTATGGCCGTGCTATCAGGCGGTCTAATAGGATTACGTTTCTTAGTTAAAGGTTGGCTTAATGAGTTACGCCCGAATGGTGGCTCTAGTATGAAGGATCAATTAACACGGCTAGAGAAGCGTGTCGATGATCTCTTTATGTTAATTAGTAAGTCATAATTTTAATATGGCTACTAAACGCAAACCAAAGAAGAAGCCAGTACGTAAGCGCAGGACTACTAAAGAGCCTGTACTCACTAAACTGGATTTCTGGGCAATAGCAGCTAATGAGGTTTATATGGCGTGCCGTAAGTCTGGAATGGATGAGGGCACAGCTCTAGCCTTTGCGATGGATAGGTCAAGTTATCCAGACTGGATCGTAGATACAAAAGATCCTATTAAAAATCCACTTGACGATTTCGATGAGGATGAAGATTAAGTATTTAGTAATATCAGATCTCCAGGTGCCCTTCCATCACGAAGCAGCTGTAAAGAATGTTATCAAGTTAGCAAGGCGGGAGAAGTTTGATTCTGTATTGGTGGTCGGGGATGAGATTGATTTTAATACAATTAGCAAGTGGGCTGAGGGCACACCTTTGGCTTATCGGCAAACCATTCACGATGATCGGGAACTTACTAAGTCGATACTGTGGGATCTCAGTGAGTACAGCCGAGAGTGTCATATTATCCGCAGTAATCATACTGATCGCCTATATAACACTTTGCTT